AGATCAAGTCTCCCATTCAAGATCAAGCATTCCGCTTCCCTGCGAGCAACCAGCCCTGGCAGGACTCGGCCTCCCCCGTATACCCAGCGCCGCAGCTCCATGCTGACGGCGGCCCAGTCCCTCTGGTTCACCCGACGTCGCAGGGTCGAGGTCTGCAAGCGCCCCGCGCCGAGGTTGAAGGTGAAGTCCACTATGGCCGCCAGCCGCCCTTCGGTTTCGGTGGCCAGCACAGGGCAGTGGCGTAGCGTGGCGGCCAGCGCCGTGTTCAGGTCTTGGGCCAGATAGGCTTCCGCCTCGGCCTCGGTGATCGGCGGGTGCTGGGCGTCGCATAGGTGGCCGTAGCCAATCGTCCAGAAGCCCGCTGGGCAGATGTACGGATGCGCGCGGCCCGGATCGGTCCTCGGCACCCGGTGGAACCCCTCGAAGCGCTTGGCCAGCTCGATGGCCGTTTTCGGCACCCCGGTCACGAGCGCACCCGGTCGAACACGCGCCCGAGGAACCAGAAGTTCAGCACCCCGGCCCACAGCGCCTGATCGGCTTCCGTCCAGGCATGCAGGATCGCGGTGCCCCAGCCAGCGCCAGCGGTGACGGCAGCCGCGAAAGCAGCAGTCTTGGCCGCACAGTACAGCGCCATGAACCAGTAGGTGATTACCGGGCGCACGCTGATCGACAACGCGTCAGCCCAGCGCACACCGGTCCTTTCACCTTGGGTGCGGACGGCCTCGCGCAGCGCATCGACGGCACCGACATTCCAGGCGGCTTCAGCACTCGCGCCGATCTCTGCCATCCGCTGTGCGCCACGCAACTTCTCGAACTCCAGCGCCTTGTCCTGCATCGCCAACTCGTGGCCGCGTTCGCCCTTGCGGTCCAGCCACTTGAGGATTTCGGGCGCAAGACGGAAGGCCCCGCCCAGGAGGCCACCGAGGAGTGTTTCGATCATTGGGGGCCTCCCATCAGCTTGAGCTTGATGGCGGCACCGACCAGCAACGCGGCCAGGATGCCTGTGGTGGCCACCTTGATGGTCGTCTGCCAAGCCGTGCGGCGGGCATCGCGCCAAGCCTCCAGCAGATCGCGCAACTCCCGGATGTCGCGGGCAGCGTGGCCGTTCTCCAATCCAAGATGGGCGAGACAACGCTCGGCACCACGTTCGGCGGCACGGTCGAGCAGATCGTCGAAGTCTTCGCGGCGCAAGAGCAGCATGTTCTCGACGAGCGCAGGCTGTTGTTGTTCGGGTTCGGTCATTGGCTTTCTCCAGAAATGCGAAACCCGCCCGATGCGTGAGCATCAGAGCGGGTTTCAGGGTTGAATCAGTTGGGTTTCAGATCTCGATGATTTCCAGCGTCAGGCTGGGAGCTATGCCTTCGATGGCGTCGTCGCGCACGAACACCTTCTGACCAATGGCCGCAGAGCCCCGCGCCTTGATTCGGCCACCACCGGGCAATGCGACCGTCACCACCCCGGAGCCGACGTCGATCACGGTGCCCGCCTGCAGCGGCGGGTCGGGGATCAGTTGGCGAAACTGCTCGTAGAGGTTATGCATAGGCCTGCACCCCCAGCGTTTGCCAGACCTCGGGCATCCCGGCTTCCACTTGGGTCGCGCGGACGATGCCGAGCCGGGTGACGCTGCCATCCTGGTACTCCACGAACGCGCCGGGCTCGATGATCCCGGTCTCGGCGAGCACCGGCAGACGCAGGCTGACCTCGATCTGCTGAGCAGTGTCGGCCAGCACGGCGATGCCACGCTGCCGTGCGGCCGCAGCCTCGGTGATCAGCGGATCGACGACCATCGGTGCAAGCACCTCTCCGGCAGTCCCGGCTCGGGTCACCTGCCCAAGCACGCCGACGTCCTGCCCGGAAACGAACACGCGGTTGTACGCAGGCTTTTCCAGCCAGCGCAATGACTCGCGGGCGACGGCATCGACGGGCAACACGAAGTCGGGCGTGACGGTAGCCCAGTCCCACGGCGCTGCCGGATACCGGTGACGCACGCGAATGGCCTGTGCCGATGGGTGCGGGATCAGGTATCCACCTGCAGCACCGGCAATGGCGGTCAACGCCTCGATCCACGTCCCCTGCTGCGCAAACGCACCGGCTGGCACGTTCCAGTCCGTCAAGCCCCAATCGACCGTCCAGCCCAGCGGGATGCCATTGACCGTGAGCACGTCGTCCATCAACTGCCGTGCGGTTCTACCCTCGGTGTTCGAGAACGTCATCACCGGCGCGTAGGGTGCAGCCAGCACGGCGTTGTGGCCCCGGCCAGAAATGCGGATGCTCGCGTTGCCAAAAATGCGCTCGCGGCTGATGCTCTCTGCCAGCACGCGGAAAGTGGTGCCGTTGACGCTGGCCAAGAGTTCGACCGGCCCGGAGGCATTGCCCGGTGCGACCAGCGCCTCGGCCTTCGCAGGCAGCACCGCGTCGAAGCCCCACGCCCACGATGCGGCATCGAGCGACAGCGAGAGATTGAACACCGGCACCGGCGCGCCATCGGACACGCGGTACAGGGTCACGTTGTTGATCACGAAATACACCCTCCGAACAGGAACGACCACCGGCTCCCCATCGGGAGGCGGTGGGTTGATGTGGTTTTCACAAACGAACAGCAAGTGGCTGTCCGCTGGGGCCAAAGCGGCGAACAGCAGATGCGCGCTCGGCGTGTAGCAAGGTGTCGGCGCTGGCGGTTGTGGAACCACCCAGACGCTGATCCCCGGCGGTGGCGGCACGGCGTCCTGATACCGGCCACGCCACCCCTTGAGTGACGGGCTGGCACTCTGAAAATCACTTCCCTGGAGCTGGGTGAGCAGCCGTGCAATCTGCCAGAAGCTCACCCGCCCCGCGCGCTTAGTGCGGTCACCGTCCTGATGCCGGAACCGCGTGGCATCCCGTATCGGGCCTGCGTTCTGGAACAGACCTTGTCGGGCCAGTTCGAGGTGCGTGCCGTCCTGATGGGCGAGCCACGTCACATCGTGCAGTCGCGTTGCCTGCTGCTGGCCCGTGCGGCGCTGCTCTGGTGCGGTCGACAGCACCGGCGGCAACCTGTGCAGGATGCCTTGCGGCTGCGCCAAGGTGCGCCGCCAAAAGCTGTTCCAGCCTGCGGGCGTGGCAGCGGCGTCCTGCTGGCCCTGCGTCGAACCACCTTCCGTCTGCGCTGCCACCTGCCAAGAGTGTGCGGTCTGACCGACTGTCGGACGCTGGGTGCGTGAGTAGTACCTGACGTCCCCTGAGAACACGACGCCGGGCAGGCTCGCCCCAGAGCCAGCTCCCACGTTCAACGGCACGCTGGGCCGCAAGACCAGCGAGCGCACCGTGAGCCCCGGCAACTCGGCCAGCAGTTCAGCCCGCGCCGGAGGAATGAACTTGATCGCGATGACAGGCAGCGGCAGCGTGGCCCGCACAGTCACATCGTCGCGCGGCGCGATGTAGTTGGCCCCGAACACCAAATTGGCATCAGTGGCAACCGGTTGGTCAAACAGCAGATCGACCAGCGGTGGGCCGACCGCCACGCTGGCGGTAGGCGCAGGCAACGCGGCGACCAAGGTCACCTCGTTGAGAACGGCAGGCACGGCCTACCCCAGGATCGCAGACACCATCCGGGCATCGCCACCCAGATAGAGATTGGTGCTGGCCAGCTTCACGTCACCGCTGCCGTCGGTGCCGCTGCAGTCCAGATCCAGGGCAGTCACCTCGTTGCCGTTGACCAGCCGCGCCCAGGTGGCGATGCCGGTCGCCGTGATCAGCCCGTCTTCTTGCTGCGTCAGCGTTAACAGTCCGCCTGCAATCGTGCCTGCGGGTTTGGTCAACCTGATCTCGACCAGCATCGTGCTCGCTGGCGTCGAAGCCGGGGTGGCGGGTCGCGTCCCGCCGTAGATGCGCAGACGCGCCGGGTTGCTACCGGCATCCAGGAATGCCAGGGTGCCCGCCAGCCGCGCCTCGTTGTGTTCGACAGTGATGGCAACGGTCACGGCATCATCTCCGGGCGTAGGTTGTCCGCGATCACGGCGCGGTACATCTGCTTGTAGTCGTAGCTGACCACGGTGTATCGCTGGGACAGGTCGATCAGCTCGAACCGGTACGCGCCCGTGGTGTCGCTCCAGGTCTCGGCCACCAGGACGCGGGTGTTCTCGCTGACCAGTTGCACCCGCCGCACCAGGGGCTGGTCGGGCTGGCCCTTCTCCTTGACAGTTCCGGCGATGAAGCCGTGGCCACTGAAGTGGATGTCCTTGCGACCGTTCGGAATCGAATGGAAGTGCCAGTCATATCCGCCGCCCCGGTTCCACAGCTCAGAGTTGGGACTGTTCAAGCGCATCAGGTCGCAGTCGGCGTTGACGCCGATGTTGGCGGCAGGATCAGGCAGCACCGAGGTCGATCCACCGGCCAACGGCAACAGGTCATCGGCGGCGTTCACGGCCACCGTCGCGGGATACGCGGGCAGACCAGACGGCGTGTCACCCGCAATGGCGTGGACGCGGGCTGTCGCTCCGTAGAGAAACACGCCCGGGATCAGCTTGCCCCGGTAGGCGGCATCGCCAATCTGAAACATCAGCACCCCACCAGCCTTGAACTGAATCAGCCGCGCCCACGGCACACCATTGGCGTCGAAGGCTCCAACGATCACCTCGCAGCGCAAGATCAGTCGCTGGCCGACATTGAAGGTCGGAGCCACGTCGGCAACACCAGCGACGGGCTTGGCTCCCTCGTTGATGCCGCCCGATACCGCCGCGCCGTCACCGAAGCCGCTGTTCCAGCGCGACACGCTCCACGAACCGTCCAGATGGGCGAACCGGTAGCCTTCGGAGCCATTGCCGGTGGTCATCCACAGGCCGATGTGTTTGCGGGCGCTCGGGTCGGTCAGCAACTCGACATCGGCCTCGAACCAGAAATCGCCGTGGGCGGTTTCGTTGAAGCGCAGGATGGATTGGCTGTTCGGGGCCGATATGTCGATGGACTGCTGCGTGCTGTTATGCGTCGCAGACATCCCGCCCAGGACTGCGGTGTATCCGGTGGCAGGGGCCGTGGCGAAGGTTTCGCTCAGCGGATAGCTCACGGCTTACCTCCACGGGCCAGTGATGTCGAACGCGATCTGCGCGCCTTCGGCTTCCGAGCTGTACTGCGTCCTGACCAGCAGGAAGCGCTTGCCCGCCTGACCGACCACGTTGTCCACGATGGTCTGGTCGCTGTAGGGCCGGTCTTGCGGCATCCACAGCATCCCTGGCAGGATGCCGCGCATATGGCCGTCCTCCTGCCGCACGTAAGTGGGCAGCAGCCACAGGCTGTAGTCGGCCCCATTCGGGAACGGCGTTGGGCCCCGGCCGCAGATCTGCTGGCCGTTGTTCGTGTTCAGGGACGTGAGCCCAAAGCGCACCGGGTTGCCGAGTTGGGTGTGGTTGCGCAGCAGCACCTTGCCCGTGAAGTCCAGGGACGAGACCAGCCCGTAGCCGCTGAACTGGCCGGGATAGCTCCAATAGTTGCTCATCCCCGAGTAGTTGTCATCGGCAGCCAGCACCGTGGCGTAGTTGTCACCCGGCTTGAAGCTGATGAGGTCGCCAAAGCAGTAGCTGTTGCGGCCATACCAGCCGTAGCCCGCTGCGTTGGTGCAGAAGAGGAAGAACAGGCGGTCGTCACCGATTAACACCCAGTTGCGCCCACCGCCGCCGCTGTCGCCATTGCTCTCGTACTGGGGGCCACGCGCGTGGAACCACTTGTACCAACCCCACTGGCTGGCGGTGACCTGTTTCCAGTTCTGCGTCGGGTTGTTCGGATCATAGGGAGCCTGCGCGCCGACGATGGTGTCGATGTCCGACAGGTCTTCGACGATGCCGACGTTGGCCCACTTGGCCCAGCCTGTCGTGTAGTTGGGTGTCTTGAGGCTGTTGTCGATCAGCAGCAGGTTTTGCGGTGACTGTGGGTTCTTGCTGCGGTAGGCGGCCTTGTGAGTCGACGAGAACGGCTTCTCCCATCCCAGCGGGGCGACCTTGGCCGAGAGACTCGTCGCCGTCGTGGCGGGCGATACGGGCGTGCCGGTTACCGCGTAGGTGAACGTGGTCATCGTCGTCGTCAGCACGCGGAACTGCCCGTTGTACTCGGGTTGCTCAGCGCCAGCGATTTCGACCACCTGAAAGGGCCGATAGGCATGGCCCGAGGAAATGGTCGCCGTGGCGATGCCGTCGGCGAAGGTCAACGTGTCGATGGCCTTCAGGGCGAAGCCATTGATCAGGCACGCATCGAGCATCGTCACCAGATCGCCCCAGTTGTTGGCGATCTGCGGCGCGCCGGTCATGCCGCTGCTGAAGTATTTGACGCTCAGGTCGGTCATAGGAATTCCTGCGAGAAGGGTTCAAAGATCAGGGGGCACCCAACGCCATCAGGGTGTGTCGACATCCCCGCGAATCAGCAACGTGAAGTGGTCGTCGGGCACGGACTCCGGCCCCTGCTGGACGGTGCGCACCACCCAGACCGGGAACTGGCTGCCGATGGTGTTGAAGCGCAGCACGTTGCCGGTGGCCCAGCCGTTGCCCCAGCCGAGCGCGGGCAGACGGAAGTACGGCACGCCGGCCGCGGGGTTGTTGGGGGCGCAGTCGGCGCTGGTATTGCCGGTGGCGATCACGCCGACGTTCTCGCCGATGACCTCGAACGAGGTGCTGTTGGTCATGCGCACCACCCAGCGCTCGGTGAGCGCCCCGCGATTGGTGACCGTGATCGGGTACTGCGTGTGGTTGAAGGTGGCGGTCGCGGCGCTGCCGGTCAGTTCATCCGACCAGCTGCCGTTCCAGGTGCTCTGATCGAACACGAGGTTCACGCGGGCGAACAGATCACCGGCCACCAGCGCACTCGAGACGAAACTACCGGAGACGGGATCGCCGGGGCTGGCCAGCGGATAGGCGTGGGTCAGCGGGCGCGTGAAGCTGATCTCGCCGTTGATCTGCACGTCGCGCACCACGGCCATGTCCTCGATGCGGTGCTCGATGGTCACGGGCTGGCTGTAGCCGGTCACGTTCGTGAAGGTGACGGTGCCTGCTTCCAGATCGGTGATGTAGCCGGTGTGGATCACCACGCCGTCGTGGCCGACCACGCGCACGCGCGACAGACGCACGCGGCCCGTATCGATGGTCTGGCCGTTGCTGACCGACGCGGTGATGCGTCCGGTGTGGCCGACCACCGCAAAGCCGCCGGGCCGGAAGATCGGCACACGCCCGTCGCTGGGCAGGCGCACCGGATCGATTCCCAGCAGCGCCGCATCCAGGGGCAAATAGCTGTAGGCCACGGCGCTGTAGCGCAGGCTGGATGCCGCCACCGGCTCGGGCCGGAAGATCTTGCCGTCCGGACGGACGTTCTCGGCGTCGAACCACGGCTCCGTCTCGTTGCCCGCCGCCGTGACCACGGTGCCAAAGCGCACGCGCACGAGGCCGGTGTCGTAGTCGACATTGCCGCTGACGCCGGACGCGCTGATCGTGCCGTCGATGCCTGCCGTCACGGTCTGGGTTCCACCCACCGCGCGGGCGAACTGGATGGAGAGCGATCCTGGGCGCAGTGGCGCGGCACCGGTGCGGAACACGTACTCGCTGGAGATGTTCTCGCCCACAGTGGTCACGCAACTGGCGCGCGTGATGCTGTTGGTCGCGCCCGCCGACCACGAGGTGAGGGTCACCGCGCCCGAGAGGTAGTTGATGCTGCCGCGCGTGACCCAGCCGCTGGGCGTGAATTCACGGAGCGTTCCCTGACCGTTGTCGCCCCAGGGCTGGCTGCCCGCAATGGCCAGCAATAGCGTTCCGGTCACCACCTGCGCGTTGACGCCGGGCACCAGCCGAAACGACGGGCTGAACGCGAACGTCTCGCTGTGGTTGCTGGTCGAGCCCGCGCTGTTGTAGCGCAGCTTGACGTAGCCGGACTCGTCGTTCGGGTACATCGACGGCGCGTCCACGTAGCTAATGCCGCCGTAGTTGAGGCGGAACATCTGGCCCACGCCCGAAGCCCAGCCGAGGCGTTGAGCGCCATAGACGGGGCGTGGAATCTTGAGAGTGACATCGGGTTGAAACTGCACCGCGCCGGTGGCGTAGTCGACGCTGCCGATGACGACGCCGGAGCGAAGGACATTGCCTGCGCCATCGTCGCGGGCGTACTGCGAGGGATCGACGAGATTCCACAAACCCAGTCCCATCGCCTGGATCTGCTGTTGCGTGTAGACACCCAGCACCGTCGTGTCGGTCAGGGTGTTCCACTCGATCTCCAGCGAACCCGGCTCGATGGAGCCCAGAGTCGCGGTCACCGGCACGTGGCCCTGGCCATCGCGCGAGGGGTGCGCGAAGCTGTCTTCCTGCTTGGGGCCCGCAACGTAGTCCACCGTCAGCAGCGCGCCGACCGGCGGCAAGACGTTCGGTGCGAAGCTCAAGAGGTTCTGCGCGACGTTCAGGTTGCCGGTGGCGGCCCCACTGAGCGTGCCGGAGGTGGCGGCGTACGCCGTGCGCGTGCCGGTGCCGCTCTCGTGCGGCCAGGTGATGGTGAGCGTTCCCGGCTGCACGCTCTTGCCTTCGGGCGGGGCGAGCTGCAAGGCCTGCGACGCCTTCAGGGCGGCGGTCGGCTGCTGCGTTTCCTGCGTCGGCACATTCCACGTCAGGATCAGGGACGAGCCGACGTCGGGCAGCGCGCCCAGCGTCACCACGAAGGCCCCGGTGTTCTTGTTGAAAGTGCCCGCGCCGTAGCTGGCGTCCAGCCCCTTGAGCGAGCCATTGCCGCCATCCGACAGCACGTACCACCGGCCCTGCGCCATGTAGCTGATGGAGAGCGTGCCGGGCTGCGGCACCGGGTTTACGGTGCCGACGTAAGACTGGCTGCGCGACTCCGGCGTGACCGCGATCTCCGAGCTCTGCGGCGCGCGCTGCAAAGACGCGGCGGGCGTGTAGGTGATGGACTTGCTGTTCGACATCGAGCCGGAGTTCAGGCTCAGGATGCCGTTGGCGTAGTCGATGGTGCCCAGCGTGCCGCTGGCGGTCTTGAGCAGGCCCGCGTCGTCGAAAATCGTGACGCCGTCGGTGACGATGGACAGCGATCCGGGCAGGCAGCCGCCGGGCAGATTGAACTTGAGGGTGGTGTTCCAGGCGTGGCTGGCCGTGTAGCTCACGGATGCCGCGCCCGGCACCGGCAAACCTGCTGCGGCGTAGGGGGGCACGAAGGAGATTGGCGTCTCGGTCTGGGCGCTGGGCACGAGCTGCGTGTAGATGGACGCGCCCTTGATGGTGAAGTCGCCCACATTGGCAGTCTGCGTCAGCGGCACGACACCGACGTAGGTGCCCGCGTCGGCCACCACCGTGTCGCGCGTCTTCGTGCTGTTGGTTGCCCGCGTGAAGGTTCGGCTGGCGGGCGAGCCCGTGAAATCAAAGCGCAGCGCGTCGCTGATGGCGACGGTGACGACCGCCGCCTTGTAGTCGTGGTCGGTGTTGTAAGTGAAACTGCGCTCGACCACCGACACGGCGGTGGCGCGGATGTACTGCTCCTTCTGCGTGGGCAGTCCTTCGTTCTCGATCAGGACGAGGGTCTGGCCGACGTTGGGCACGGCGTCGCTGAGGCGTTGGAAGAGCTGGATCACCCGCTGGCCCGCAATGTGGTTCTCGAACAGGTAGCCCGCCCACTCCGGCCCTTTGTTGAGGTAGGCCTCGATGCGGGTCTGCGCCTGCTCACGGGTGTCGAAGGTCTTGCGGGTGGAAAACAGCGTGACGCTGACGCGCTCGTCCTGCGGCGGCTCGGCCACGATGACGTTGGCCCCGAAGTAGGTGTCGTTGTCATCCGTGGCCACTTGCACGAAGCTCTTGCGCAGGTTGACACGGCCTCCGGCGCGATCCAGCTCGGAGATGTCGGGGAAGATGGCGTTCGATACGCCATCGGCAATCACGAGGCCCGTGGGCGCGCCGCCGCCTTCGGGCACGTCCGCCATCACGGCGGACTTGAGCAGCTTCACGTCGCCAGATTGAATTGGCATCAGGCAATCTCCAAAAATCGAAGGGTCAGGCGGTAGAAGTCGTTGCCGGATCGCGCCGGGATGCCCAGCACGGGTTCGGCCTCGATGGCGACCTCCTGGTGGCGGAAAGCGACCGTGAAGACCCGGCCGTCGGCGAAAGTCAGTTCGAAGCGGCCTGTGCTGCCGCCCACCGGAATCGCCGCCCACGCGCGCAACTGCTCGATGGCGGCACGCGTCACCCAGGCCATATCGGGTGCTCCCACCAGAGTGATCGGCCGACCTGCCTGCCGGGTGGCCGACTGGATCAGCAAGGCCCCGGTGATCAGGTAGGACGCATTGGCAACCGCAGGCGACCACGCGTGCTCGTCGCTCCAGAGCAAGTCGTCCGGCAATGGCAGAGCCACCCCGGTGTCGAGGTTCTTCATTTGCATCGGGAAACCCTCAGGCAGAGAAACAGGAGCGCACGGTCAAGCCGTGCGGGCGCGGGCGGCGTCCAGCAGTTGCAGCAGTCGCGCTTCGTCGCGCGCATCGACGGTGGCGTTGACCTTCTGTTGTCCCGAGGACAGCTCCACGCGCACGGTGCGCGTCGGCGCGCTGTCGGGCAGCGAGGGACGCGGCAGGCTGCGGCTTGCGGGCTGCACCAGACCGCCCGAGGCAAAGCCCTGAATGCCTGCCAGCGCGCGTCCCGCCAGTGCCTGCGCCGGAGCGTTCAGGTTGTTGATGGCCTCGAAGAAGCCTGCGCCGTAGCGAGAGACGGCCTGCCGGTTCACGACGAACTCACCGGGGGTGAGCATCGCCGGGACGGTGTCCGACTTCGACAACCCGCCGCGCCGGTAGAACTCGCCCTGGTTCTGCTCCATGTAGTCGATCAGCTCGCGCTCCAGGTCTTTGCCCCAGAGCAGGGGCTGCGCCATCGCCGAGCGCCACGTCTGCTTGATGCGTTCGAGGTTCTGGCGCTCGTTTCCGCTCAGCGTCTTGCGACTCATGAACTCTTCCAGCGTGCGGCGATCCTGCTGCGCCTGCTTGCCGTAGTTGTCCATCGTCTTACTGCGCATATCCAGACTGACCGATGCGCCGTAGTTCCATTGCAGCCAGCTGGTGTATTCGTTCATCCCCTGCAGGCCGAGGTCGATCATCTTCAGGGCCTCGAACGCTTCGCGGTTCTTCTTGGGCCTGCTTGGCTTGTCGTTCGGGTCGGCATCTCGCGTCTTGCCGCCGCCGAACATCGCCACCGGGCCGCCGCGTGCAAAGTGTGCGACCCCGCTGGCCAACCGCGAGAGCGCGCCGCTGCCGTACTTCTGCACGGCTGCCTTGCGGATCACGAAGGCACCGGCGTCCAAGGTGCGCGGCACGGTGTCGTGGTGGCCGGAGCCGGGCACCGAGCCACCGCTCATCCGGGGAAAGGCCGGAGCCACCGCGCCACCGTCGGCAAACCGCCGCACGCCACCGACCAGTCCGCCCGTGGCATTGGTTTCCACCTTGGTCACATAGATGGTGTGGGTGCTGGACGTGTTGCGCCCATTGAGGCTGTCGATCTCCCCGCGAACCGCGCCGACGTTGCTGGCCACCTGATGCTGAGATTCGGTCTGGATGCGATCCAGCGCCTTGATCATTCCCTCGACATTGGTGATCGCCGCCTGCGCCTTCTCGGTCGCCACCTTCAGCTCGAATTGCGCGTTCTGGTCGGCGTAGGCCTTGAGCTTGTCCAGTGCATCCCAGGCCTTGGACACATCGGCATCGACCGGCAGCGTCTTGCCTTCCTTCAGCAGCGCCTCGTATTCCTTGAGCTTCTTCTCCGCTTCCTGCAAGTCGGCCTGAATCTGCAGTAGGTACTCCTTCTCGGCGAGCGCCTTGTCCAGATCGGCGATGGCCTTGTCGAAGCGCGTGGTGTCGGCATCGAGCGTGACCTTCAGACCGTCCTTGAGCTTGGCCGTGATGTCGTCGATCTGGCGTGTGGTCTCGGTCAGCGTGCGCTGAATCTCATCGCGTGCGGTGATCGCCGAGCGTGCCGCCGTCTGGTGGGCCTTCGCTTCGGCGTCCAGCGTCTGGTTGAGGATTTCCTCGGACTGGCGGATGCGGTCGATGGCCTCACGCACGCCCTGTTTGCCCTGCGCGGCCTGCGCATCGGCGTCCTTGGCCTTCTGCGCCAGTTCGGCGCGCAGCTGATCGGCCTGCCGCATCAAATCGGTGGCCTGCTGGTACTCCTGTCTGCGGTAGGCCTCGCGAGACTGCGCTTCGAGCTGCGTGACCTGCGACACCGCCTGCTCGGACTGCTTGCGCGCTTCCTCGCCGCGCTTGGCCTCGTTGGTCTGGCTGGTGGCCACCTGCGCGGCCATGTCCATCGCCTTCTGCGCAAGCTGGCGGGCAAGCTCCAATTCACCGTTGGCCAGCGCCCGGCGCGCCTGCTCCTGCATCTCGGCAATCTGGCGCTTACGATCCTCAGTCGCCTCATACTCCGTCATGCCCTGGCGGCGGATGTCGCGGATGCGCTCCTCCGTGGACATCGACAACTGGCGCTTGGCTTCCTCGATGCGCTGCACTTCCGCGAGATGCCGGTTGGCTTCGGCGTTGAGCGCGTCGATGTGCTGGCGGTACTCGGAGAGCGCCTGCGTCAGCGTCTGGCGCTTGGTGGCGAGGATGTCGTTCTCGACCCGCTGCACGTTGGCGCGGCGCTCCTCCTCGGTCTGGCCTTGCCGGGCGGCGGCGTCCTTGCGCGCCTGCGTTTCCTGATCGATCAGGCCGAGCGTCTCGGTCGTGGCCTGACGGCGCAGGGTCGCCTGTTGCGTCAGCGCCTCGGTGAGCAGCTGCGTGGACTTGGTGATCCTGGCGGTTTCGGATTGCTGGGTGCGATCCAGTTCCGCCTTCTCCTGGTCGTAGCGGTTCTTCACCGCCTGCACCTGCTGGGCGAGGCTGGCCTCGACGATGGACGTCAGCCCCTTGTAGGCCTCGGCCATCTTGGCGGTGGCATCGTTGACCACGCCTTGGGCCTTGCCGACGGCCTGTTCGACCTCGCCCAGCCGGGACTTGAGCTTCTCCAGCGCGGCGTGCACGGCCTCAATGCCGCGTCCGACCGCTTCCTGCGTGCCCTGGCGCACGGCTTCGAGCCGCTTGGCGATCTCCTCGGCAGCGGTCGCGGCGGTGTTCATCGCCCCCTTGGCGGCGTTCGCGCCTTCGGTGGCGTCCGCGTACATCTCGGCGAAGATGCGATTCATCTCCGCGAGCCGCTGCTCGTGGCGCTTGGTGGCTTCGGCGATGGTGTCGGATGTGAAGATGGCGGCGAACACCTCCCACTGGAAGCGCAGGTGCTCGATGCCCTTCATCAGCACCTCGACCATGAAGATGCCCGCCTTGCGGACGATCTCGAACTTCTCTGACAGCCACGTCCCAATCTCCCAGCCGATGATGGCCGCGCCCAGCACGCCGAAGGCCACGCGCAGCTTGCCGACCGTGGCGATGGCGTTCGACAACGACAGGTTGGCCGTTGCCCACGCCGCCGCCGTGGTGCTGGCGGATGTCACCGCTGCCGCCCCCGCCGTCTGCCACGCGATGATCAGCGCCGGGATCAGGCGGTAGACCAGCACCGCGAGGCCGACCTCGGCGATGCGCCCCAGCCACTTCATCACCGTGTCCAGGTTCTCCGACAGCCACGTCAGCGCCTCGGCGAGCTTCTTGGTGAAGCCGGTCGATTCGTCAAGTTTGCTGATCCACTGGCCGAAGGCGTTCGACAGGCGCGTGAACGCCTGACTGACGGTCACCGGCAACTGCGCGTACTCGGCGGCCAGCTTGTCCTTCTGACTCATCAGCGCGTTGACCACAACGTCGGCGGTGAGCCGCCCTTCTTCGGCGAGCTTCCTCAGCCGTCCGATGGGCACGTTCAGACCATCGGCGAGCGCCTTGGCCAGACGCGGGCTGTTCTCGACGACGGAGTTGAATTCCTCGCCGCGCAGCACGCCCGAGGCCAGCGCCTGCCCGAACTGCAGCAGGGAGGACTGCGCCTCGGTGGCCGATGCGCCCGAGATGCGCAGCGCCTGCGAGATGCTCTCGGTGAGCGAAAGCGCGTCCTTCTGCTCGCCACCCAGCATCCGCACGGCCTGCTGGAGCTTGCCGTAGAGCGTGGCGGTTTCCTGGATCGGCACGCCGATGCGCTGCGCGATGGCGAACAACTCCTTCTGCGCGACCGTGTATTCGCGCTGGCCGGCGGTGGCGAGCTTCAGGCGCGCGGACATCATGTTCCAGGCGTCGGCGATCTGGACGATCTCCTGCACCTTGCCCGCCGCCCAGTTGAGGGTGAGGAAGGCCAGCAACTGCGTCTTGGCCTTGGCGACCTGATCGCCGAAGGCGTTCATCCCCGCCTTGACTTCGGCCACCCCGGCGGCGGCCTTGTCGCTGGCGCTCTTGGCACTGATGCCGAAGCCGCCGAGGCTGCGCTCGGCATTGTTGATGGCGCGTTTGAGCCCCTCGTCGGCTCCTTCGAGCGCGACGAGGATGGAAATGCGGTTCGCCATCTCAGTCCACCAGCCGCAACTGCTTCTCGATGCGCGCGGAGAGGCGCGGGATGCGAGCGGCGACGATGCGTTCGACGTTTAGGCGCTTCTTGAGCTGCACCCGGGGCACCAACACGGCGATGGGCACGTCCGCGCCGCGCTTGAGGCGCTTGACGCCCTCGGCCTTGCGATAGCGGCGCTTGAAGCCCGACAGTGGCCGGTCGTGTTCCTTGATGTTTTCGGCCATCAGCACGATGTTCCCCTTGGCGTTCTTGATGAAATAGGCATTGCCACCGCGCATCAGCTCAGCGATCTGCGCCTTGAAGCGTTTGCGGCCCACGCGCCCGTGCAGCGGGATCAGCATCCGGCCACCAATGACGCCGCCACGCTCGTGGATGCCCGACCACGGGATGCGCGAGCCGACGTAGAGCGCGGGCAGCCGACTCCGATCCTTGTCGAGCACCTTGGCGGTGAAACCCTTAACGAAGGATTTCTTGACCACCGCCATCTGGCCTGCGACGTGGCTGCGCACGTCCTCTTTGAGTTCGGCGGCCTCACCGGCGATGCCGCGCGCGACCGCCTTCTGCACCTTCTCGCGGAACTCGCCGCCCCAGCGGCGCAACTGCGCCTGCGCGGCCTTGCTATCGATGCGAACCGAGATGCGCATGGTCTTGGAGCCTGTCGAGGGTCTGGTCGATGTGGCGGGCGTCACCGCGTGCGCCGATGGCGATCAACGACAGAAGCCGTGCATCGCGTGCGACGTCCTCCCGCGCGGTTGCGGCGGCGAAGCCGCGCACCTGCGCCAGGGTGTAGTCGAGGATGTCCGGCAACCGGTGGCCGTGGGCGATCAGGTGCTGGACGGTGTCGAACCACCCGTGGCGATTGCTGCCGTCGCGCCCGTCCGCGCGATCAGCCCGTCGAGCCGAGGCATCACCGTCCGGGTAAAAAAATCGGCGTTGACCTCGATCACCTTGGCCGCCAGCAGGATGGCCTCGTCGGCGGCCAGCTCATCGACCCACGCGCGCGGCTTGCCGACGGCAATCGACACCGCCGTCAGCAAGTCGTCGCCGCGCTCGCCGAACAGCGCCAGCCAGTCAATGCCATCGCCGCCGATCTGCTGCATCACCGGGGTGATGGCGCGCAGGAAGGCGGGCATCTGGCCGACCTTGAGTGGCTTGATCGCCAGCGGCTCGCCATCGATGACCAGCTCCGCCGCCTGCGGGATGAGGGTTTCCAGATCGCTCATGGCAGTCCCCATCACAGTTGCACGATGCGGCCAAACTGGCCGAGCACCGCGTCGTAGGGCTTGGTGGTGTCGGCCAGGAGCGAGCCTTCCAGCTCGAACTTGTTGTATTCGTCCGAGATGAAGGAGATCTCCTTCAAGGGGTCGAAGGCCACGCGGTACAGCTCCACCAGCACCTTGGCGTTGCCCTGCGCGGTGTTGACGCCTTCCAGGCGCAGGAACCGCTCGGGCAGTGCCTGCGTGAAGATGCCGATCTCGGTGGCGACGCCGTAGCTGTAGGCCGCCTTGAACGGCGCGGTGAAGCCGGTGGTATCCAGAAACTGGAGGGCACCGAAGTCGGTGTCTGCTGTGAAGTGCGTGCCTGCGGTCAGCGTCGCGGGCGTGCCCGCCGAGTCGGTCACCACCAGCGCCGAGACCTTGGGATGGGCGAAGAAGTAGCGGTCGCCGACCACCGGAGCCGCGCCGCCGATGGTTTCGGCGGTCACCGAGCCCGTGCTGCCGGTGACGTGGTTGCCGTACAGCGCCAGGGCGAGGTTTTCCTTGGTGAATTCCTCAATGGTGAGATTCACGGTGGCCGACTTTTGCTTGACCATCCGGTGGTCGAGCGAGCGCTGGCCGGTCTGGCTCTCGTAATGCTCCAGCACGTCGGTCTTGAGCGAGAGCTTGAGCTCGGCGACGTTGCCGGGCGAGCGCACTTCGATGGGTAGGCCGGATTCGTCGCGCTTGCCGAGGAATACGCGGCCCTGAAAACTGGCGTAGGTGCTCATGATTTGGATTCCTTGCGTTGGGTGGTGATGGGTCGGATGGGCTCAATGGGTGTGCCGTCGCCTTGCGGCTGGGGCTCGGGTACGGGCTGGCGGTCGTGGCGGGCGGTGCCGTTGGCGATGAGCCAGTCGGCGGTGCTGCCATCCACATCGAGCCGTTCGCCCGCCTTGTGGGCTTGGCCCGCGTGGGTGTGCGGCTGAGTCAGAACGATGGAAGTCATGGGGGTCATCCTTTGGCTGAAAGATCGGTGTCGAGCGTCCGGTAAGTGATCGCATAGCGCGCCGGAATCGTGGCGGCCACCGCATCGGCGTCCTCGACGTCCCACTCGCATTCCTGCTCGCGGATACCCAAGGCAAGGCCACCCAGATTCCGGTCGACCAGCAGCGCAGCATGGGCGGCAGTGAGCAGCCGGTCAGCCTCGGTTTCCGGAATGGCGGGAGGTACCGCGCGGGCCAGCGCGACGATGCGCACCGTGAGCTCGCGTGTGACGCGGTCGTTGGCGCGCTCGGTGATCGATTCGGACTCGGGGAACACCACCAGTGCCGGGCATTGCTCCCGGCTGATGGCCACCGTGGGCGAGCGGTGTAGCGTCGCACCGAGCGATTCCACCGGCGTTCGGACAGCCGCCATCACCGCGAGCAGGATCTGTTCGCGGATCGAGTTGCCGGACACGGCGCTACACCCTGGTGAGCTGTGCGCGCATCTCCGAGCCGTCGCCCACGGCCCGGGTGCTACGCACCTGATAGATCACGCCATCGATCTCGACCGTGTCGCGCGGAGCCAGCCCCAGGAACACCGAGGCCGGATACGACATCTGATAGTCGGTGGTCGAGGCCAGGCCGTCGAACACGGTGTCGTCCGGAGCGGCGAAGCCAACCGGGTGGCGCTGCGCTGTCGTGCCGTCCGAAGGACACCAGAGGCAGTCCTTCAAGAGCCCGGCATTGGCGGCCGATTCGTAGATCTGCTCGACGAGACTCATCACGCCACCGTCAACTTCACCAGCACACCCGGACGATGGCACATCGGCAGCGGGTTGGACTGCGTGTGCAGATCGGTGCCCCGGTCGAACTTGCGCGGCTCCTGCTTGGCGTACAGCGGCTGGCCGACCGTGTTGACGGTTTCGTTGAAATCCGCCGGTGCGAAGTAGGTGCTGAAGGTGTCGATGGTGCCCAGCGGGAAGGCATGAGCCTCGCCAGCGGCGATGAAACGGCGTGCGGTTCCGCTGGCATCGGTGGCCTGACCCCGGTACTCCTCGAAGGTGATACCGCCGTAGGTGAAGCCGCGACGCACGTCGTTGATGAGGATTGCCCCGTTCTGCCAGTTCTCGAAGGCCTTCTCGACCTTGGCGTGGCCGGTGAGCGCGGCGAAGAACTCCGGCGAGCACAGGCAATGGACACCATTCATGAACTCGCCTTTGAGGTTCTCCTCGATGGTTGCCAGCACCGTGGTGCACTTGGCTTTCACATTGGTGCCCGCCGTGCCCAGCTCGAAGGCCACCGCCTGCTGGGTGATATCGAAGGCATCGAACAGGTCGTAGAGAACCGAGCCGTCCGCGTCGAGGATCACGCCCTTGAGCGCACCCATGCGCAGGTGCTCCAGCGTGATCGCATGCTTGTTGCGCATCGTCTCCAGATGGCGCGCGATCACGCCTGCCACCGTCTCGGTTTCGGTTTCCGAGCCGAAGGCACGGATGCCTTGGACTTCCTCCGGCAGCACCACGTCGTCGTGCGGGATGTGCGGCACCACGAAGGAGCGCAGCTTGCGTTTTCCACGCACGCCAACCGTGCCGGGTGAACCCGGTGGCAGCGTAGGCAGCAAGTTGAGCACGCCGTTCATTTCCTCGACGACGATCTGGCGCTGCCGTACCGGCTTGGACGGCATCAGGTTCAGTTCTTCCAGACGCCCGTAGCGGTTGGGCAGGATGTTGATGGCGGCGGTCAGCGCCGTCATCGAGAAGGCGGGGTTGCTGAAGGGGTTGTTCATGGTCAGGCTCCTTGGCGAACGAGCACGCCCAGCGCCTTAAGCTGCGCAATGGCGGTGAGTTTTTCGGCGGTGGTGATGGCGTCGGGCCACGCGAGCGCATGGTGGGCGACGATGGCGTGGCGCGCGACGACGAGACCGTCGTCACGGTCGATCAAGGTGGCGTCGCAGGCCTGTAGCAGCACGCCAGCGGCGACCTGCGTGCCGTCTTCTGCGGACGGATCGAGCTGTTTGAACTTGGCCGTTGCGGTGACGATGCCGACCACCGTGCCCAGCGGCAGGTTCTGGCCCGAAGCGACCGTGACGCGGTCGCGCGAGTAAAGGTTGGGGGCTTCGTACTTGAGCAGGTCGCCCAGGTTCAGAGGTTCGGCGAGAGCGGGCATCTCAGATCTCCTTCTTGGTGGATTGCGCTGCGATCTGCTTGGCGGCGTCGATCAGCGGATTGCTGGCCACAGGGCGCGCGGCATCGGGGGCGATGCGGCTGGTGATTTCGGGACTGGCTTCGGCCTGCGCCGCAAGCAGTTGGCTGCGCACCTTGGCGGGCGAGGACTGGGCGTCGAGGAAGCCCGCAATCAGGTCGGTTCGCCCGGCCAACGTGCAGGTCTGGGCGATTTCGACGGCGTCGGCCACGCTCAGCGCGGTGGCGGTGGAGGCGGCGGACGGTTGAGGAGGACTGCCAGCAGGATCAGCAAGAGGCCGATCAGGAGCAGCGGGGTCGGTTCGATCATTCATGGAAGACTCCATCTGGTGGTTGCGAAGAAAGCCCGCTTGGCTGGCCGGAGCCACCTGAGTCGGGAGTGGGGAAAGCGATTGCGTGAGTTGCGTGAGCGCGTCGTCGAGGCTGCCGACGGCATCGGCAAGACCGGTGGCAACGGCGTCCGGTCCGAAGAACAGGCCCGCTTCGGTGGCGCGCACGGCGTCCGCATCGAGGCCGCGATGTCGAGCGACCGTCTCGACGAACAGCTCGTAGACGCGATCCACCTCGGCCTTGAGAACCGCGTGCGCGGCGTCGGAGAGCGGCTCGTGCGGGTTGAGGTCGTTCTTGCGCTCGCCCGCGAACACGGCGGTGTAACGAACACCGTCTTTGGCGTCCTTGACGGATTGATCGATGTGCATGGCGATGACGCCAATCGAGCCGACACCGCCGGTGCGCGCGACGAACACGCGGGTGGCGGCGGACGCCAGCGCATAGGCCGCCGAGAACGCCATGTCGTTGGCCACGGCCCAGACGGGCTTCACTTGCGACGCCACGCGGATACGGTCGGCCAGATCGAACACGCCGCCCGACTCGCCACCCGGCGAGTCGATGTCGAGCAGGATCGCAGCGACCTCGGGGCTGGTGAGCGCGGCGTCCAGTTGCGCGGCGATACCGGTGTAGCTGGCGAGACCCGATTCGGCCTCGAGGCCCGAGGTTCGGCGCACCAGCGTGCCGTGGATCGGGATGACGGCAACCTTGCCGCTCGGAGGCCCAGGCGCGCGGGCCGCAGGCGTGTAACCCACGGACGCGGCGAGGTCGGCGAGGCCGATGCGCGCACCGAGCACGGAGAGGATGATGTCGAGTTTCGGCCGATGAATCGCCAGCGGCACGCCGAACAGGCGCGCAGCCAGATGAGGTAGCAAAGTCATGGGAATCCTTCGGGAAAGCGGTCAGGCAGCGAATCAGGGAAGCGATTGGCTACCGGTGATGTCCGGCGCGTTGGCGCTGCGGTTGGGTTCCGAGCCGCCGCCGTCCTTCGACGTGTAGCGAGGATCTGAGTCGAAGATCAGGCCGAGGTCGTCGGCGCGCTGGTTGTCGGCGGCGATCTCACGGTCGACGTCTTCGGCGTCGTAGCCGTTGGCCGAGATGGCTTCCGAGCGGCTCATCAGGCCGGCGCGGATAGCCAGCAACATCGCTTTGAATTCCTTCTCCGGGTCAACCCACTGCCAGCCCTGGGGAATCCACTTCACCGCGAGGTACTGGCGGCGACGGGCTGGCCCGCCTCGAGTGAAGCCCGGGGCATCCAGGGCCCCGGCGAGCACCGCCTGCTTCATCCAGGCCGCCCAGACCGGGCGGCACATCTGATGCACCAGCACGCCGTGCTGCACCATCTCGCAGCGACGCCGGAACTCCAGCAGCCCGGCACGGATAGACGAGTAGTTCACGCCGGTCAGATCGCCGGTCAACTGCTCGTAGGTGATACCAATGGCGGCGGCGACCGCGCGGAACTGGGTGCGCAGGAATTCGGAGTACGAACCACCAACATCAGCCGGATCGGAGAACTTGATGTCCTCGCCCGGCTCCAGGATCTGCAGCGTGCCCGGCTCCAGTCCGGCAAGCGCAATCCCGTCGGCGTCCGCTGCACCTTCGCCCAACAGGTTGTCCTCAGGGTTGGCGCGCGTGACGAAACCCGCGAACATCGCGGCGGTCTTCTTGCGCACCAGCTCGGCGTCGTCGTACTGGTCGAGCTCGTTGAGCTTGACCAGGGCCCGCGACAACCATGGCTCGCCCCGGATCTGCCCCGGGCGCAGCACGCGGAACAGGTGAATGATCTCCTTGGCGTCGATGCGCACCGTGTCCATCCCGCCCTGGCCCGACATCGGAGCCAGTCGCCCGTCCTCCGGGTGCGAGCGGTACAGGTGGTAGGCCACGCGCCGCCCAAGGTTGTCGAACTCGATGCCGGAGCGCACGACGTTGCCGGACGGCAGATCGGTGTTCAGGTTGATGGGCAGGTGCTCGGGCTCCAGCAACTGGAGTTGCAGGGGCACCGACAGGCCATCCTCCGGACGGCGTGGCCGCAGGCGAATCAGGCATTCGCCACCTTCGAGCATCGCCCGACACGCCAGGGCCTGCAGGCCATAGAAGTCGGTCTGTCCCGCCGCGTCTGCTTCCTCAACCCAATCGCGCCACAGTGCTTGCACCTCGGCCTTGAACCGTTCGTCGCCAGACAGGCTCTGCGGCTTGATGCCGGTGCCGACCGCGTTGGCCACGAAGGCTTCGATACCGGCCTGCGCCCAAGCATTGCGGCGGACGAGGTCACGGCTCTTGCCGCGCAACTCGGCGTTGGTTGTCAACATCGCCGCGACCGCGCCCGGGTTGCCGGGCATCCAAGCCAGCGAGCGACGGCCACGACCTGCGGCTTCGTGTACTGGCGAGGCACCGAACAACCGGCGCACCGTTTGGGAGAACCACGCCATCTCAGAACCCCTTGCGCGTGGTGACGCGGATCTGGCGCGGCGCACCGGGCAGCAGCCCGGTTTCAGCCGCCTGCTGCAGCATTCCGCGCCTAACCTCGCGGATCGCGGCCATCAGTTCGTCGACCGAGCGGTACTCGACCGTCTTGTCGGCAAAGGTCACGCGCCGTTCGCCCTTGGCGAGCGCGCTCTCCAAGGCCTGGAGTTGGATTTCTGTGTAGGCCATCAGCGGTACACCACGAGGTTGATTTCGGACGAGTCGTCGAACGACGTTGCTGTCGTCGCGCAGGAGATGTCGACGTACTGGGCCGTTTTCAGGTCGGAGCTGGCGCGAACGACAGCCACACGCTGCTGGCCGCTGTTGCTGCTGCTGCGTGCGAGCGCCGTCCAGCAGTAGTTCGCATCCGGCATCGCCAGCGCAAAATGCACGCGGTAGCGGCCCGCCGCTGTACGCACGACGCTGGCCACGTTGTGCGCGCTGCCGATCACGATCTGACCGCCCACGTAGCCAAAGCTCACCCACACCCGAGCAAGTCCAGGGTGCGTGGCGTCGATCTTGGTCTTGACCTCGAAGCCGATGCGCGCAGCCAGGGCGGCGATGCTGGACGCGAGGCTCATCAGGCCAGCGCCCCGTCGAAGATCACGACGAAGTCCGTGTCGGTGTTGCCAACATCGACGGCCGCAACCGCGCCAATGTTGGTGCGCGCCTGAAGTTGCTCGGCAACGGTCAGGGTTTGCGCCGCGTCGTACCGCACCCGCAGATTGACGGCAGCGAGGAGCGCGTCCAGGCCCGTAGTGCCGTTCTGCAGCAACTGCTGGATCTCCACCAGGGTGTCGTAGGCGGCGTCTGCTCCACCGAGGATGTCGGCCTTGAGCGCGTCGAGCAGCGACACGATCTTGTTCGACGAGTAGGTGGTTGAGGTGGCGATCTGGTTGTCGTCGATGGCGGTTGCGGAGAGCACCGCCGCCTTCAGTTCGTTTATCGCCGCGACCAGACTCGACTTGTCGGTGGTGGACAGGCTGGCTAGGTTTCCCGCCGTCGCCCGGACGTCGTTGAACTCCTGGGCGACCCGGATGACCAGGCTCTCGATACGGGTGGCAAGACTCATGTGTTCTCCTTGGTTTGAAGCGGCCGCCGTCAACGAAGCCAACGGCTTCGGATGACGCGCCGACCGGAATTGCGGGTTCCAGAAGCAGCGAGGCCACCGCTGGGGGTGGCCTCGTTCAATTCGATGTTGTGAATGGGCGGTGGCGCATCCGGTGGGGGCGCTACCCCAAGTTGACGCTCCAACTCCCGCCAGTGGCGATCCTCGAAGCGGTCCAGTCCCGCCGCCGATGCGGCGGCGCGGGCGTAGACGTAGCAGTCGAGCGCTTCGTTGCGCTCTCGCATCTTTTGCCATTCGCGCACCGGGAATCCGTTGCGGTCGCGGCGCGTGATCAGTTGCTCGGCGCAGAGCTGCTGGATGAACTCGGCGTCGATCTTGGGCAAATGGACGAACCCGGCTGGAAACACCGGGGTCGAGCCGTCCTCGCCCACATCCGCGCTCTTGCGCAGGTTGTTGTAGAACTCCAGCTTGGCGATCCCAACCGCCACCGTAAACACCTTGATGCCTCGGCGCAGTTTCTTGCCACCCTGCGACACATCGATGGCTGTCGGTGTGCCGATCAGTGCGGCACCGCGCGGCACGCCCTTGACCGCCATCACGCGCGGATCGTGGCAGGCTCGCACGAAGGCGTAAGCCTCCTGCGTGGCAAAGCCGGTGTCCAGCGCGAAGCGCGCCAGTGGCATCGCCACCCCCGAGGCGTGCGTCCAGTTCTCGGCCAGCATCGCGGCCAGCGCCTTCCACACCGCGTCCCGTGCGGTATCGCCCATCAGGACTCGGTGCTCGATGAGCCAGGACTCCTTCCCGCGCCCAAAGGCCCAGATCGAGGCCTCGATGCGATCCTTCTGGACGTCGGCCGCACCCACCAACAGCAGGCCGCCCAGTGGCACGGTGCCCACGGAATAGTCCTCGCGGCGCTCGACCAGCCGTTGCCAGTCGGGCGCTTCGCCTTCCTCGACCCAGGTCTCGCCCAGCTCGGTGTTCTTGAAAGTCTTGATCGCGGCGGCCGATCCCGACTCCTTGTTGACGGCGGCTTCCCACGCCGCAGCGATGTCACGCCAGGATCGCCAGCCAACGGGGCTGTAGAGCGACGACAGGTGAAAGCCAGCCGTCTTGCCCTGTGCCATCGAACGCCATTCGCCACGCTCCAGCATCCACGTCTTGTGATGCTCGGAAATCGCGGTGTCGCAGGACTCGCAGATGTATGCGGCGGTTTCCGGTTGCCCCCTGTCCCAGCGCAGTTGCTCGAAGCGCAACCATTGCGGGTGGTTGCAGTGTGGGCACGGCACGAAGTAGCGGCGCTGGTCGCTGGCCTCGTATTCGCGTTCGATGGCCGAGGCCCCCGAGATCGTCGGCGTCGACACGATAAAGATCTTGCGCCGGGCAAAGGTGCGCGTGCGCGCCTCGGCCAGCGAGATCGCGTCGCCTTCGCCCTCGACGTCCAGGGGGTATCCGTCCACCTCGTCGAGGAACAGGTAGCGCACCGGCATCGAGCGCAAGCCCACCGCACTGTTAGCACCGGTCATCACCAGCACGCCGCCCCGGAACTCCTTGGCCAGGATCGTGTTGCCCGAGTCGCGGCTGCGCGCCGGTGCGATCAGTTCGGCCAACGCGGCTGACTCCTCGATCAGCGGATCGATCCGCTGCTTGGAGTTGCGCTTGGCCATCTCCACCGTCGGCCAGACCGCCATCATCGGCCCCGGCGCGTGGTGGATGACATAGCCGATCCAGTTCGACCCCATCTCGGTCGCACCGAGCTGCGCTGCCTTCATGAACACCACACGCTCGACCGGCGAGGTCGGCGACAGGCAATCCATGATGGCCTTGAGGTACGGCGTGCGGCTGGTACGCCAGCGCCCCGGCTCGGCAGACGCCTTGCTGGAGAGCATCCGGTGGCGATCTGACCATTCCGATACCGTGAGCAGCGGGTCGGGAGTAAGCCCGTCGCGCCACGCCCGTTCGATCTCCTGCGCGCCTTCGTAGTCCATCGTCATCAATCCACGCGCGGGCGCAGCTCGCCCAGCTCAATCAGGTGCTCGCGCACGGCAGCCTCCAGGGCCACGTGCATCTGGTGCGCATCGACACCGAGCGTGGATGCCATCTGCCCCGAGATACGCGCGGGCCAGTTCAACCACGCGTCGCGCTCGATGCGCGCAAGTTTGAACACGTGGGCCACGGCCTGCGCCCGATCCACCAGTTCCTTCTTGCGGTGCGCCAGCTCCACCTTATTGAGCTGGGCTTTGAGCACTTCGTTGACGGTGCGTGCCTGTAGCAGCGATGTCCCGCCCGTCGACAACGGTGGGGTGCCGGGTTCGGGCACCTCACGCTCGGGCAGTACGCGCGCCTTCGAGGGACTGACCTTCTCCGGCGCTGCCGCCTTGCGGGGTTGCAATGTGTTTTGTGCCCACTGCGCGTCGGCGGTATCCGGATCAATCGTGCCGTCTGGCAGCGGTGTGATCCGCCCGGTGTCGATGGCCTTCTTCACGGCCACGTGCGACACGCCACGGTGGCGCGCGTAGGCGCGAATGGAAAGTCCCATCGTCACCTTCAATCATTTGTTCGTAATGTCCGCAGATTGAGCTTGGCTTCCATCGAGAACAGCGCGTTCATCACGTCACGCCAACCAACCCCGAAAGGAAAACGCCATGAGCCAGATCGACACCATCCTCACACTCATCGCCCAGAAGCATCTCGGCATCGAAACCCTGCAAACCCGCAACGCCGACAGCCTCGACTTCCACGACACGGCGGTGTGGTGCCTCAAGGACGCGTTGGAAGCGGCCTTCAAGGCGGGCGTCGAATTTGGCGCATCGAGCCCGAAGGCCACGGAAGGGGAAATCGCCAAGGACTGACGGGAAAGCCGCCAAGCCAAGCAGAAAGCGCTTGGCTTCAGTCCCGGACAGCGCGTTCATCACATCGTCATCCACCACCCCCGAAGGAGCAGCCCATGACCACCACCAACCTGACCCCGGCCCAGCACGCCATCCTGGCCAAGGCCATCAACACCAGCAGCGGCAAGATCGACTGGTTCCCCGACAACATCAAAGGCGGCGCGCGCAAGAAGGTCCTCGACGGGATGTTCAACCGTGCCCTGATCACCAACGACGGCACCGACTGGTTCGTCGCCGCCGAGGGCTACGACGCACTGGGCATGAAACGCCCGGACGTCACCCCGCCGATACCGGAAGTCGATGCCGAACTGGAGCACGCTGTGGCCACCGCCGAAGCGACGTGGACGCCAGCACCGGCGCAGGCCAAGCCGCGCACCCGCGACAACAGCAAGCAAGCCGAAGTGATCCGGATGCTGCAACGCCCCGAAGGCGCAACCATCGGCCAGATCTGCACCGCCACCGGCTGGCAGGCGCACACGGTGCGCGGCACCTTCGCCGGGACTTTCAAGAAGAAGCTGGGCCTGACCATCGTGTCGGACAAACCGCAGGGCGGCGAGCGGGTGTACCGCATCGCCTGATCAGAAAGATCGAGAAAGAGGCCAAGCGGCGCTTGGCTTCTCAATCGAACAGCGCGTTACTACGGGTGTCGCAACGATCATCCCGAAGGAGCCAGAGATGAACACCACCACGCAGATCCCCGCCACCCAGAACGAAGCCTGGGGCTTTTGGGGCACGATGAACGAACACGCCAGCGCCGCATGGCCCCTGGCGATGACCGCCATCTCGGGCGCCACCAGCCAGCCGCTCGAATCGGTGCGGGCCTTCCTCGACAGTCGCCACGGTCGCCACTTTGCCGACGACGTCCAGAACGGGCTTTACGAGGGCAAGGCCCTGGCGGACGCGATCAACGCAGCTACCCAGCGTTGGATGGGCTGGCCGATTGGCCGCCAAACCAGCAAGCAATACGGCATCCCGCGCGGCCTGCCATACCTGACGGGCTTTGTGATTCACTGCGAGATCGTCGAGGAATCGCTGGTCGCTTGATCAAGCAACGCGCCATCCGCCTCGCGGGTGGCCTGCTTCCCGGTGAACTCTTCCCACCGACGCACGATCACATCCACGTACTTCGGATCGAGTTCGATCAGCCGCGCAACGCGCCCTGACTTTTCCGCTGCGATTAGCGTCGTGCCAGAGCCACCGAAGGGATCGAGCACCACGTTGCCAGGGCGGCTCGAATTGCGGATCGCGCGCTCGACCAACTCCACCGGCTTCATCGTCGGGTGCAAGTCGTTCTTCTGCGGCTTCTTGATGTTCCAGACATCCCCCTGGTCGCGGTCACCACACCAGTGGCGTGTCGACCCCTCGGGCCATCCGTAGAGGATCGGCTCGTACTGGCGCTGGTAGTCGGCGCGCCCCAGGGTGAAAGTGTTCTTGGCCCAGATAATGAAAGTCGACCATTTGCCACCGGCGGCGCGGAAGGCAGCCTGCAGCACATCCAGTTCGCTGGAGGACATCGCCACGTAAATCCCGCCCCGGCAATGCGCCACCGTGGGCGTCAGCGCTTCCAGCAAGAAGTCGTAGAAGCCATCCCCCAGGTTGTCGTTCAGGATCGCGCGATCCTTGCCGCGCATCTTGTCCTTGGCGCTGTTGGCGTAGTTCACGTTGTACGGCGGGTCGGTGAAGACCATGTCCGCCAGGTCGCCCTGCATCAACCGCTCGTAGCTCTCGGCCAAGGTCGAGTCGCCGCACAGCAGTCGGTGCTGGCCCATGATCCAGACGTCGCCCGGACGCGAGATGGGTGTCTCGCTGACCTCTGGCACCGCATCCTCATCTGTCTGACCCTCGTTGTCCGGCTCGTCGCCCGCGATCAGTTCGGCCAGTGCGTCGGCGTCGAACCCGGTGATGTCCAGATCGAAACCATCGAGCTGCAAGGCTTCCAGTTCGATCCGCAGCATCGCGTCGTCCCAGCCTGCGTTCTCTGCGATGCGGTTGTCCGCGATGACCAGGGCGCGGCGCTGGGTCGCACTCAGATGGTCGAGCACCACGACCGGTACCTGTTCCAGACCCAGCTTCTGAGCAGCGGCAAGACGACCGTGACCTGCGACGATGATCCCGTCACTGCCCGCCAGGATCGGATTGGTGAATCCAAACTCCGCAATGCTGGCAGCAATCTGCGCCACCTGATCTTCGGAATGAGTGCGCGCGTTGCGGGCGTAGGGCAGCAGCTTGGCGGTCGGCCACTGTTCGATCTTGTCGGCCAGCCAGTTCATGCCACCACCTCGGCATCCGGGGTGGTGGCGCGCTCAGCGACGACCTGCTCGAAGGACTGACCGGTGGCGATCAAGGTGACCGGCACGCCGGGGTGGTTCTGCTGGAAGCGCTTGATGGCCACGTCCACGTACTCCGGCGCGATCTCCACGCTTCGGCAGATCCGACCGGTGCGCTCGGCCGCCAGCATCGTCGTGCCGCTGCCGCCGAACGGCTCAAACACGATGTCGCCCGCGTCCGTGTAAGCCTCGATCACGAATTCCGGCAGCGCCACCGGGAACACAGCCGGGTGATCGATGTCCTGACCGATCTTGCCCTTGTGGCGCATCACGCGGATCACAGAGTCGGGGATGCGGGTGTCTTGCGTGGGCAGCCCCTTGTGCGTCCAGCCGCCCACCTCGCCATCCTTGCCGCGCATCGCGGTGGACGACCCGTCGGCGCGCAGGTGGGATTCCTGGCCTGCGTGCTTGCAGGGGACGATCTTGTTCGGCTTGCGGCTCTCCCGGTTGAAGTGGAAGACGAACTCGAAGCTCGGCGCGAAGCGGCCTGCCCAGTCGCCGGGCATCCCCGGCCCCTGATCCCAGACGTACCACGCAAAGCGCCGCCAGCCCTGCTGGCGCATCCAAGATAGCCAATCGTCCCAATACTGGATCACCTCGTTGTCGCGGTGGATCAGGCCCAGGTTGACCAGCACCTGACCGTCGCCTGCCATCGGCAGGTGTGCGAACACCCCACGCATCAGGCCATCCCAATCGGAGATGCCACCCGAGGTGTAGTCGCGCTGGTTGCCGTAGGGCGGCGAGGTGAAGCACAGGCGAGAGACTTCACCCTGCATCAGCGCAGCGACCACGTTCCGGTCGGTGGCGTCGCCACAGATCAGGCGGTGCAGGCCAATTGCCCAGACATCGCCCGGCCGGGACACCGCCACGACGGGTGCTTCTGGCACGTCGTCAGCCGCGTCAGGCTCGTCGGCGTCGGACTCTGATTCATCATCTGCGACCGCCACCGCACTGGTGAGCAGTGCCTCGATCTCGGCTTCGTCGAAGCCGGTCAGAGCGAGGTCGTATCCCGCGTCGGACAACTCGGCCAGCTCCAAGGCCAGCATCTCTTCGTCCCAGCCTGCATCCAGTGCCAGCCGGTTATCGGCAATCACCAGTGCCCGCTTTTGCGCGACGGTCAGGTGGGCCAGTTCGATCACCGGCACCTGATCCAGGCCGAGCTTGCGCGCAGCGGCCAAACGCCCGTGCCCGGCGATGATGCCGTTGTCGCCGTCGACCAGGATCGGATTCGTCCAGCCGTACTCGACGATGCTGGCCGCGATCTTGGCGATCTGGCTTTCGGCGTGCGTGCGCGGATTGCGGGCGTAGGGAATCAGCGCCTCGACCTTGCGGTACTCGACGTTGAGCGTGTTCAAAGTGGGAATCCCAAAAGCAAAACCCGCCGAGCGTTACCGCAGGGCGGGTTGGTTGAATGAAGATTCTGGTGGGGTGGTAACTGCGCCTGGGGGTGGTAACCGGAGCCGGTAACCTGGCCGACTGGTAACCTTGCCCGTACCCTGACGCTAAAAAAGCGTCGCGCTCGCGCCCCCCGCATTGGATTCTGGCGAGGAAGGACCCCTTTTGCCTCGGGCCGCTCGCCGAATCGTCACCGCTGTCCAGAAGATAGCCGAAATACTACCTCTGATCGGCCTGCTTTGTTGCACCTCGCAGCGAGCTCCATTTTGTATCTGACCCGAAAGCGCGAGCAAATGCGGCAAGCATTAATCAGCGTTGTGAAATGCTTTGGACTGCTCACTGATCGCACGAGACGTTCAGCCGATCCGCCACCGTCCTCAGCGCCGACTGCCAGCGACGCCACGCCGTCGTTCGGTCGCAGGCAAAGCGGATCGTGATGTCTCGCCAGCCGTAGCGCTTGGCACGCATCCACACAAGGTGGCGCTGCTCGATCTCCAGCCATTGCACCCACTTCATCGTCTCCAGCATCCGGTCGATGGCTTCGGGTGTGGGTGGGAACGGTCGATAGACGTGCTCGTCGGCTGCGAACGTTTCCCACTCCTTGCGCACGATGACAGGCCACGTGTTGAAGTAGCCCTGCACACGCACAGGGGGCAGGCGTCGTCCGGTGCTGGCGGCTTCCTCGAAGCGGGCCGCCACATCCTCAATCGTCCACTCAGTCATGACGCGCCCCCCCGTACAAGCGCTCGCCAATGCGACGCACGATCTCTCGCTCAATGAAGTCCAGACGTTCGTCGGACGCGTTGACCACCAGGATGTGCTGATCACGCCAGCCACGTTCCTTGATGGCGTCCAGATCGGTGGCCTGGGGTTGCAGCCGCCCGAGGGGGCAGCGGTACTGCGGTGTGGGAACTTTCACGTCACACCTCCTGGCCGTCGTCGTGATGCTGGATCGCCCAGTGGAGCAGCGCCAGGGCATCGGCCTCGTTGTCGTCGACCGGGGCGTGCCCGCGCGCTGTGATGGAAGCGATCACATCGTCCTTGCCAGCGTTGCCCTTGCCCGTGGCGTGCTTCTTGATCGTGCCGACGGGCACGCCTTGGTACGGGATCTGGTGGTGTTCGCACCAGGCGGTGAGCGTGGCAAGGAAACCGCCGTAGGCGTGGGCAGCATCGGTCGAGACGTGGCGACGCACCTCTTCGAAGTGCAGGCAGTCGATGCCACTGGTGATGGCCTTCAGCTCGGTGAGCCAGCGCTTGAAGCGCAGGAAACGCATTCCGCCGCCTTCGAAGCGCTGCGGACGAAAGCTTTCGGAACCGCTGGTGATGTGGCCGTCGCTGCCGCGCAGCGCCCAGCCGGTGGTAGTGCCCAGATCGAGGGCGAGGATGGTCGTGGTCATGGTTTCAGTCCTTTTCTCTCTGGCCTGACGGATCGGACGGGTCTTATCGAAACATCCCATGAGGCGCGCACGCACGCGCACGTGTAGGAGTTACGACGTAGTCCGTCCGATCCGTCAGACGCGGTTGTTTCAGTCATCGGCGTAAGGGGTGTAGGACGGTGCGGGCGGGTACTTGAGGCCCACGCCCTGAAACCCGCGCAGTCCCATACCGTTGCGCCATTTGTCTATGCCACGGGTGAGCAGCAGATCGGCAAAGCGCTTTTGGGAGCCCGTGAATTCCCCGGCAGCCTCAGCCCACAGCTTCCAGTCGTTGAACAGCTCGGCGGTCAATGACTTGGCGTTGGGCTCGCGCACGCAGCGCTCATCGAGCCAGCGGCCCAGGGCGTCCTCGGCTTCGAAATACTCCTCGGTGGCGTCCACCACGCGTTGTGGCGGGCTGAGTCGTCCGTGGCGCTGCCAGTCGAGACAGCCCTGCACGGCCCACGCGAGGATGCCGTCACGTTCGGCCAGGAGCTTCTGTTGCAGGATCTTGTCGCGGCGCTCGGGCGGCACGGTGATCGTGAAAGGGATCAGGTGTAGCCTGCGTTTCATCGCCTCGTCGATGTTGCGAATGGCGGGCTTGTGGTTGCCCGCCACGAACAACTTGAACTGTGGGAAGAACTCGAAGAAGTCCTGGCGCATGAAGCGCGCCGAGATCTTGTCGCCACCGGTGAGGTTCTTGAGCTTGGACTCAGCCCAACGTTTGCCCTGTTCAGTTTCGATGGCCGCCACGAAACGCGCGCCGCGCAGTCCCGCCATATCGGTCGGGTGCCGGTCGGTGCGCGTTTCCATGAAGGTGTCCATCGGCGCGTTGGTCGCGTAATCACCCAGGATGGTGGCCAGCGTGTTGACGAACACCGACTTGCCGTTCGCGCCTGTGCCGTACAGGAAAAACAGCGCGTGCTCTTGCGTCGACCCGGTCAGCGCGTAACCGACCATCCGTTGCAGGTAGGACTGAAGTTCCTGGTCGCCACCCGTGACCTCGTCGATGAACTGCCTCCAGGTCGGGCAGTCGCCACTGGGCGTGGCTGTGGTGATCTTGGTCATCCGGTCGGCGCGCTCGTGCGTGCGCATCCGGCCTGTCTTGAGATCGACCACACCGCCCGGCGTGTTGAGCAACCACGGATCTGCATCCCATTCGTCGGTGGTGGCCGCGTGCCTGCGATCAGCACGCGCTAGGCGCTCCACACCGCCGACCGTTCCTGCGCTGGCCAATTTGGCGGCGACCTTGGGGTTGTCGGCGCGCACAGCCGTCTGGCGGCAGACGCTGCGGATCAAGTCCGTGGCCGCCAGCGTGTCCTCGGTGCGCCAGCGTTGCCCGTCCCAGACCAGCCACTTGCCCCAGCCAGCCACGTAGCGCCAGTCGCGGTGGTAGCGGCGCGTGAAGGACAGCGCCAGCGCGTCCTCCGTACCCCAGACAGATTCGTCGCTGCTGACGACTGGATCAACATCATCGGCCACGTCGTGCATCTGAAGGCGCGGCCCGTGGGTGAGGAAGGTGGCGACATCAAAGCCCTCGGCGATGGCATCGGCCACGTCCCAGCCCTCTGCGGCCTCTTCGGGCGGATAAAGAACGTGGCAGGATTTGGCTCCCGCCGACAGGATTGCCTGTGCCGCCTGCGAGGCGTACTCCCAGCCCGGCTTGTCGCGGTCGGGCCAAATCAGAACAGCCTTGCCGGACAGCGGCGACCAGTCGGTCTTATCGACCGGAGCGTTCGCGCCGTGCATCGCTGTGGTGGCCACGATGCCCGCGTCGATCAAGGCCTGCGCGCATTTCTCGCCCTCGACCAGCACCACCTGCGCGGCACTGATCATTCCTGGCTGGTTGTACAACGGCCGTGGATCGGGCGGTGCCATCTTGTGCCGCTTGGCATCCCAAGGGCGGAACTGCTTCCTTTCACCGGGCGGGTCATAGCGGTAGACGACTGCGATCAGCTTGCCGGTGGCGTCGAGATAGTCCCACTTGGCGGTGGCGGGGCCGAGTTCGTCAACCGGCGCGGTTTGCTTTTTGCCTTTGCGCACCGGTGCGGAACGCGCACGACCGAGCAGATCGGCGGCGGCATCGAGCACGCGCGGAAAGTCGCGGGTCACATCGATGCCGAAGTGATTGCCGATCAGCGCGTACACATCGCCGCCGGAGTTGTCGGCACGATCCGTCCATAGACCTGCCTTTTCGCCCTCAAGCACCACCTCAAGGCTGTCGCCAGGGCTACCCAGCACATCACCGATCAGGAACTTGCCCCGGCGCTTCTTGCCTGCCGGGCACAGAGTGAACAGCACCGATTCCAGCCGGGCGAGAAGTTCTGCGCGCAGTTCCTCCCTCTCGGCATCGTTGACGATGCGTGCTTGGCTTTCGGTGGGGGCGACGGTGTCGTTGAAGTCGATCATTCGGCCTCCTCGACAGCGGTATCCGTATCGCCCGCGAAGCGGCTTTGCGCTGCCGCATTGCGTGCCGCCCACGCAGAAAGCTCTGACAGGCGATAGCGCACCAGTCCGCCCATCAGGTAGTGGGGAATCCGGTATTTGCTGCGCATCGCGTGATCAGCGAACCAGTAATACGGCAGACGCAGCGCGGCAGCCGCCTGTTTGGCGTCGATCATCGGTTCAATGCCAGTAGCTGAATGGGTGTTGTCGGTCATGCTTGTGTCCTCCAGCAGCGGTCTTGCCATGCACACATCCGACATTCGAAGTGGGTCGGTTCATGGAAGCCACGCGGCAGCAGTTCGCCTGCTTCCGTGGCCGAGATGACCTTCACCGCACGATCTGACATGCGCTGGGCAAGGGCTGCTTCAAAGGGCACGAGCTCGGTGTAGATCTCCATCGTGTCGGCGTTGAGCGCCGTGAAGATCGCCGGGTGCTCGTGCAGTTCGAGATAGGCTTGGTAGATCGCCACTTGCGCGGCGTAGACGGGCTTGGAGATGGCCAGGCCCTTCTTCTCCAGATCGCTCCAGGACTTGTTGCCCAGGCATTTGCATTCCCACAGCGCGGGATAGGCAAAGCCCTCCGGGCCACCGACGATGACGCCATCGACGTGTCCCTGCAGGCGACCATCGGCCACCGAGAAGCCGAACTGCTCGCCATCGGCCTTTCGGGTGCGCAAGTCAAAACCTGCGTCCCGTAGCCACGCGACCATGCAGTCCTCCATGACATGGCCACGCTCGAAGATGCGCAGCATCCGGCCCGGGGTGTCCCGCCCGTGGTCGATGGGAGCCTTGGCGTACTCGAATTGCAGCGCGCGCTCGCAAGCCACCCCGAGGCGCGAGGCCCCGAGGTACTGGCGCTCGGATTGACGGGCGCGGGCCTGTTGCAACCCGGCGTCGACCAGGGCGGTGACCCGGCCCGCGATGCTCGATGAGGAATTGAAGTCCATCATGGCTTCTTCCCCTTCGGTTCTTCCCAGGGCAGGTCGTCCTCCAGATCCGCGAACGGATTGGCGGCATCGGGTGCCAGCGGATCGGGCGTGGGCGGCAAGCCCCGAACGGGCGGAAACTTGCTGGACTCGTGGTGCGCGACCATCGCCTCCGACCAGCAAGTGACGATGGCATCGATCACCCGCAGCGCTTCGGCCTCGGAGTAGTCGCCCAGAGGCTTGGTGAAACCGATCTCGCCTGCCGCCTCGCCGAAGGACTTGAGGCATTGGCGCATGGCGGCCAGTTCGACTTCAGACGGATCGATCATGGCGACCTCCGTCTTGTCGATGCGACCTTCCTTGGCCCGCTGCCAGTTGCCGTACAGCGCGTGGAACGCGTCCTGGCAGCGACGGGAACAGAACACCCAGTCGAGCACGTAGCGGCGCGCATCGCCGGTCTTGAATCGACCGTCCGTGTGGCCGTAGCCGCGTGCTTGTCGTTTGCAGACCCAGCATTTCATCGGCCTCCCTCACTGCGCCCACGACGGTTTTCCCGTCACGGGTGCGCGTTGGGTAGGCGCTGCCTGATACGCGGGTGCCGCTGGCTGTGCCGGAGCACCGGAGGTGCCACCACCCGTGGTCTTGGGCGGCACGCCCATCAACTTGGCGTAGTCGGGGTGATCGGGTTCGACCGCGACCTTGACCACGTTGCGGTCCTGGCCCTTGCCGTCCTTCTCGATGTCGACACGGGCGAGGAACTCCAGGCCATCCAGTTCGTGGAAGCCCTGAATGCGGCGCGCGGCGGCGGCCTGCGGACTGTTGTCCTGCGGGTGGACGTTGCGGGCGCTGTTGAGCGCGGCGCGAATGAAGCTGCGCCCCATCTGACCCCAGGTCGGCCCCTTCTGCGAATGCAGGCCGATGTTCGACCACATCTTGCGTTTGGCGTGGTCGCCAGCGGTGACCACGAACTCGGCGGCCAGATAGATCGAACCGGTGTCGAAGGACTCGGTGGCGTAACCGCCGCCCCAGCCTTGGCTGGGATCGTCATAACCACCGGGCTTGAGGGTCATGCGCACAGGGACAACGGTGCCCTTGGGGATCAGGTCAAAGCCAGATTGCTGCGATTCGGCGTCGTTGAAGTCGTTCCAGTTGTTGCTGGTGGTGGATTGCTGGGTCATGGCGATTACTCCTGAGATTCGTGGGATTGGGTGGTGGCAGTGCGAACGGGCGTGGCGGACTCACCCGCGCACTTGTCGATCAGTGCGCGCAAGTTGGGCGGCTCGAGCGGATCGAGGCGACCGCTGCGGTCTTTGGCGGGGAAGCCGTAGGGATTGACGGTGTGCGTGACGAAGGCGCGGTAGGTGCTGCCACTACCGTCTGCTTCCTGGGCCTTGATCTCGGCCAGCGTCACAACCTCGTCGACGATGCCGGGCAGTTCCAGTGCGGTCTTGCTGCCTTCGATCTGCGGCACGAACACCTTGCGGTTGTAGTCATCGAGCCGCTCGTCGAGGATGGCCACGAACACCACGTTCTTGCCGCGTGCGTGCTGCAGATGGGTCAAGGCGCTGATCATTTCCTGCCCGAGCAGGCCGTAGGCGCCGCGCATGTCCGGCTTGCCGGTACGGTCGCTGACCGCGCCGGGTTGCGTCTTGCACCACGCGAAGCACTGGCGCGACAGCTGCGTGATCGAGTCGAGGAAGAAGGTCTGGTAGCGGTCCAGTTGCGCCGGGTCACCGTACTTCTCGACGACGTGATCGAAGTGCGCCTGCGAAAACGCCGACTCCGGCGGCAGCGACTTGTCCGGGCCCGCGAGAAACACGAAGAAGTCGCGGCTCTCCGGCCAGGATGCCGGACGGATGGTGTCGCCGGGCCAGTCGGCCACCGCCAAGTCACCAGCCTCTATGTCGAGGAACAGCGTGGTGGCCGGGTCAAGATCCTTGAGCCGGGTGGTCTTGCCAATGCCGGATTTACCGAGCATCAGCAGCTTCACGCCCTTGCGTTCGGCCATGCGCTGCTGCGCGGAGATGATGGGAAGACTCATCACGCGGCCTCCTTCAGCTCATCGGCGACGGCGGGATTCCAGAGGATCTGGTAGCCACTGTGGCCATTGCGCGAGTACGGCATGGCCTCGCCCCATGCTTCACCCGCCTCGGTCAGTTCCCATTCGTCACGGTCGTTCCGGAACTGCAGGCCAGCCGCTGCCAGCATCTGGTTCGTGGCTTTGGCCGAGCGGTTGAGCAGCTTGCCGAGCTGGGTGGCGTTGAGCGCGCAGATCGGTTCGTTGGCCGACGGCAGCGCGCGGCGCAGCACCTCGATGGTGATGCCCGTGTTCTCCTGAATGCAGGTGAGCGTTGCCGCCGCTGCGATGCCCGGCTTGACGCCCGGCACCTTCGCCACAGCCTCGCCGATCAGCAGAATCGCGGATACACGGTCATGGGTCGGTGCAGGCAAGGCCCCCAGCGCAGCGGGAGCGGTATAGCTGCCGGTCTTGCGGATCGCGGGCAATACCTCGTGGGTGACCCAGCGCTTGAAGCGCTTGGCGGCATCCTTGGTGCTGCCGAGGATCAGGGCGTAGAGGCCCGACTCGTTGACGTGGTTGGCGCGCTGGGTGCGTCCAAGGTTGTCGATGACGTCGCGTTTTGCGACATCATCCGAATCGACGTGTTTGGCGAGAGCATCGCGCGGATTCGACAGTTCCAAAGCTGCGCAGACGTCGGCGGCGTTGAACCACGGCTGGCCCGCGTCGTCGACCTGAACGCGCACAGCGTGCGCTTCAAACTGGAAGGGAATGATTGCACTCATGGCCATTACTCCGAATCAAGGGAAAGAGTGAAAGACGGCTTGCCGGAATCCACGGTGCGAGCGGCAGCGAACTGCTGCTGCAAGGCAGGCGGCCAGTTCGTGAAGCGGGATTCGGAGACGGACAACTTGATGTCGAGGTAGCCCTCGACCTTCTCGCCTGACGCCACGATGCGTTCGGCGATTTCGGTCAATTGCTGCTGGTTCCAGCTGACCTTCTTGGGCAACTCGAACTTGAGCCGCAGCGGGCCATCGCTGATGTGGGCGGTGCCGAAATCGCGGCCGGATTCACGCAGCGCGGCGCGGGCCTGCTCCCCGTAGGCGGCGTCGAGCGCCGCATCGAACTTGGTGCGCGCCTTCTTGAGCCAGTCGATAGCCGCGTCGAGGTTCTTGTCGATCTCGCGCTTCTGCTCGGGCGGCAGTGCGGCCAGTTGGCTGACGGACATCTCGGCGATGTCGGCGGGGAAGATAGTCAGATCGCTCATGGCCGTCCTCCTCACTGATACGCACGGGCGAAGGTCGAGTAGCGCGCAACACGCCGCTCGAAGGCCTCGATCTCGGAGATCAGGTAGGTGACGCGCGAGCCGACCTTGCAGAAGATCGGGCCCAGCTGGTCTTGACGCCACCGACGCAAGGTGTGGACGGACAGACGCCAGCGGGCGGCGAGTTCGAACTCGTTGAGCGCGAGCAGTGGCTCACCCTCTGGCAGCGGCGGAAAGAAGGTCCGCGCGGATTGAACAGGTGCAGGGTGTTTTTGCATGGTGGAACTCCTTTTGTTTGGGAGTTCCTATTCAATTCCTCCATGTCTTGGGCTTGCGCATGTCCGTTTTTGGCTTTGACTGGCAAGCAGCCGTCGCATGATCCGTGCGGCAATTCTTGTAAGTTGTTGATCTATATTGAATCTTCGCCTCTGTTTCGGATGTTGCGATTTCGATTATTTCGTTTATAATGGCTTCAATGCGTACCTTGACCCGACGAGGAGACCCCTTATGAACGCTCCCGCCATCCCCAAAACCCTGCCTTCTGCCGAAGACATTGCCCTGGCCCGAGAGTCCGGCCGGGCGCTGTCGACCGTCCTCAAGACCCGTGCTGATACCCAGCAGATCGACTTCCATGACGACCAGGGCGCAGTGCACACCGTGTCGATCCCGACGTCGGCCCTGCGCCTGCTGCTTGATGTGCTGACCGAGATCGGCCAGGGCAACGCCGTATCCATCATTCCGATCCATGCGGAGCTGACGACGCAGGAAGCCGCCGACGTGCTCAACGTCTCCCGGCCTTTCCTTGTCCAGTTGCTGGAGAAAGGTGACATCCCGTTCCACAAGATCGGCACCCATCGCCGCGTGCGTTACCAGGATGTGATCGCCTACAAGAACCGCATCGATGCGGAACGCCGCAAGGCGCTGGATGAGTTGGCGGCCCAGGCTCAGGAACTCGGCATGGGGTACTGACTGGATGAGTTCGCACTTCACCGTCGTCTATGACGCCTGCGTGCTCTACCCGGCACCGTTGCGCGATCTGTTGATGCATCTGGCGCTGTCGGATCTGTACCGGGCGCGCTGGAGTGACACGATCCACGACGAGTGGACGCGCAACGTGCTGGCCAGTCGGCCCGATCTCACAGCCGAGCAGTTGAACCGAACACGCCAGCTGATGAACGGCCATGTCCGCGACAGCCTGGTCACCGGGTTTGAGTACCTGATCCCGTCGATCCAACTGCCCGACGCGGACGACCGTCATGTGGTGGCCGCCGCGATTCACTCGGGCGCGAGCCTGATCGTGACCTTCAACCTCAAGGACTTCCCGCCTGAGGCGCTCAAACCCTACAACCTCGTGGCCCAACACCCCGACGACTTCATCGTCGACTTGCTGGATCTGTTCCCGGCGGGTGTGTTGGAGACCGTAGCTCACCATCGGCGCTCACTCAAGAACCCGCCCAAGACAGCAGATGAATACCTGGACACCCTGCAGGCGCAGGGCCTGACTCAATCGGTGGCGGTCATGCGCCAATGGACTGTGGCCATGTAAACGGCCGAAGGGAGAATCAATGGGCAAGAAGACCCTGACCAACGCGCACTGCCTGCTCGAACTGATCGAGAAGGCGCATGTGACCAACCTCAAGCGCTTCAGCGGTCTGCAGGAGTGTCAGGCACTGGCCCGAGGATTTGACTGGTCGCAAGACGCGGAGACACTCCCCACCGCACTGATCGAGCACGTCCGGCACCTTCGCAAAGAGCAACGTGACCCCGCCGAACGCGAGGCACTGCGCATCCTGCGCCTGGCTTCGCCCAGAGGTGCGCAGATTCTCACCACCGTCGCAGACCAATTGCACGACAACGAGCTGATCGCTGCCTTTCTGGCCGAAGACGGCGGCGAAATCGGTCGTTCGGTCTGGATGCGCACCCACTCCGATGACGCGGCGCGACTGTTTGATGTTGCCGAATCGATCCTGAACACCGGCGACATCCGGGGCAACAAGCGCCTTTTTGATGCCTTTGACATCCCCTGCGATGACGCACCACCGTTCATCTGGAACGACGCCATCAAGAAGGATCTGGAGTCGCAGCTCACCAGCACCATGCGGCTGGCCGAGCCCTGCGAGGTCATCCATGTGCAGATGGCCGAAGAAAAGAAAAACGGCGACACCCAGCTGACGCATTACCTGGTGGTGCGTTTTGCGGGTGACCAGGTCACGGCTGTGCAGATGCTCAACCGCAGCCGCAAGAGCTTCTGCTACTTCCCTGCGCGGGACGCGACCCTTGTCTACGCCCCTGACCGCAAGGTGGTGGAGGTCTATGCGCACACCCTGTCGACACGGGCCCCACTGGCCAATGTGCTGTCCAAACACGGTTTCAAGGCTCCGCTGTCGAGCCGACCGCTCAATCGCTCACGGTATGACCTGTCCCGCTTCGCGCTGCCACTGAAAGACACGAAACCCAAACTCGATGGCGTGCGCGTCGAGCGCCTTTATCTCACTGAAGCGAAGGCCTTGCTCGGGCACGCGACCGATACCGTCTCGCTGCACATCGACAGCTGCGCGGAACTGCACGAAGTCATCCATGAACATTGGAGCAACCACCCGTTCTCGCAACCCGGTGCCATCCTTGGCGTGACCCTGGTGGCCGACTTGGTGTTCGATGGCGAAACGGCTGAAACGCCGCTGTCCATCGTGCTGGCCGAGCCCGGCCGATGCAGTCTGCAAGGCGAGAAAGACGCACGCTTGCGGCAGGCTGGGACGCAGTTGCTCGAAGCCTTGGGCGTGCTCAAGCCCCTGCACCCGGGGTCAGGAATCGATGACCCGAAACTGGTGGTGCAGGTCGCACGCCTGCTGGAGTACGCCACCAACACGATGGACGGCTTCGCCCTGGCGCAACTTGGTATCGACATCGACCGCTTCGAGGACGAGGGCATCATCACGGAGGGTGACCGGATCATCGAGAAGGTCGTCGAACTGGCAAACGGTGAGCACACCAGCGTCAAACTGGAGCGCTGTGCCGATGGCAATCAGGTACGTTACCGCGATCCACTGACGGGGGCGGATGTGGTGCTGCCCGCCAAGCACGCCCGGCGCTGGAAGGTGCACCTGAACTGGCTGCGCGAGGAGATCATCACGGCGCTGGGCACTGCACTGCAGAGTGTGCGTGGCAAGCACCAGGACGAAGAGCCGATTTTTCTGGGGGAGCTTGATATCGATGGCCATGACATTGCGCTGTACTTCGCGGCCAAGATGTCCAGCGAGCGCCAGTACGCCAAGGTCGATACCGCCTTGCGCCTGCGTCCACGCAGCGTCCCCGGCATCCTGCTGACCACGGCATCGGAACCCTTTCCGTTTGCCGGAACTAACGTGGTGATACCCATCGAGGACGTGCTGTCTGCTGCTGGTGCAACGACGGCCATCGACTTGGCGCAGTTGAAGCTGGCCTATCGCCACGGGCAACTGGCTGCCATGGGCGGCACCTCGGTTGCGCTGAAGCTCTCTCCGGATGGGTATGCCGCCACGCTATACCTCCCTGGACAAGCACCGTGGAAGGTGACGAACAAAGCCAAGATCATGGTGCTGCAGCGTTTGGTCGATGCCCATGCAGCGGGCTCGCCGCACGTGAACACCAAGAAGCTGATGGAGGACACGGGCTGCGCTTCGCCATCCAACCTGTTCACCAGTAAAAACTCACCGTGGCGCAACTACCTCGTTCGGGTCAAAGGCTCGCATGCCTGGCAATTGAATCTGCCGACCGTTGACGCCCCTGTCGAGGACGATGACCAGCCAGAAGCCGCCTCCGAAGTCATGGAGGATGCATGACCGGCGTCGCGTACAAATGGCAGTTCGCATCACGGTTTCGGCGGCATGCCTTCGGCTGGCGTTCGGACACGCCCATCCAGCGCATCAAGGAGGCCTTGGCCGAGATCAAGCAGGTGGCCCGCAAGGAGCCGGTGCTGGCCGCCGAGGGTGCCGTTACCTTGCTGGAGAAGATCTCGCCCGCACTGGAGCAGGTAGACAGCTCCTCCGGGGCGCTGGGCTCCGCCGTGAACAAAGCCATCGAGATCCTGGTGCCCCTCATCGTCAAGGCCAACGTCGAGCCCAAACAGCGGCAACGCTGGCTGGATCGGTTGTGGCAGGCGTTGCAGGACGATGAAATACCCTACATCGAACTGCTGGGCGACCACTGGGGTGAACTGTGTGTGACGCCGGACATGGCCTCGCGCTGGGCCGATGAGTTCATCCCTGTCGTTGAAAGCGTGTGGAGTCCGAGCGCATCTGGGCATGGCTACTTCAAGGGCACCAGCGCCTGTCTGTCCGCGCTGTTCGCGGCAGGTCGTCATCACGAGTTGCTGGCCCTGATCGACAAGGCGCGGTTCAAGTGGTGGCACGACCGACGCTGGGGGGTGAAGGCCTTGGCCGCGATGGGCAAGAAAGCCGAGGCGATCCGTTATGCCGAGGACTCACGCGGACTCAACGATCCGGGCTGGCAGATCGCTGAGGCCTGCGAGGCCATCCTGCTGTCGTCAGGCTTGGCCGATGAAGCCTACCTGCGGTATGCCATCGAGGCCAACCAAGGCACCACGACCCTGGCCACCTTTCGTGCCATCGCCAAGAAGTACAGCCACGTTCCACCGGAGCTCATACTGCGGGATCTGGTCGCCAGCACGCCCGGCACAGAAGGCAAATGGTTCGCTGCGGCCAAGGATGCGGGCCTGTTTGCGCTCGCCGCTGAACTCGCCAATCAAAGTCCTACTGATCCCCGGACCTTGACCCGCGCCGCCAGAGACTTCGCAGTCGACCAACCGCAGTTCGCCATCCATGCCGCTCTGTCAGCGCTGCGCTGGATTGCGCGTGGCCACGGTTATGAGATCACCGGCGCAGACATCCTGGACACAGCCCATGCCTTGCAGCAGGCGAGCACGCAGGCGGGTGTCGATCAGCAGCCACTGTCAGCCTTGCTTGCACCGATTTTGGCTGAGGCGCCGCCACGCCATCTTCTGCATCAGGTGCTGTCGCCATTCGTCAAAGCGTAGCGACCAGCGCCCGGCCATCGAGCCGCGCCGATTAATCAGCGTTGAGATTTACTTCGGAAAATCGGGCTCACTATCCCTGACGGTTGCAATTCCTCGGAGCCGTCATGAAGAACCTCGAACTCGCATCTCCCCCAGAGATGAGCGCCAGCGCCCGTGCTGGCGAAATCGCCGCCATCCTTGCGGCTGCCATCGTCCGCACCCTTGCTGCGGATGAACCAAAACAGAGAGAAGTTGGCCTTGGCTTCCTGCCCGACCAGCGCGTTCATACAACCCCCTATCAAGAGGAGAAGTTGTGATGAACGAAAAACAAGCATCCGTCGCCGCGCGGATTGCGGAGCTGGCTTGCCTGCCGATGTCCGAGCTCTGGACGGTGTGGGATCGGTATTTCCCGCGTCGCCCGGACTACCCCAACCGCACGCACGTCGAGTCCCGTCTCGCCTACAAGCTGCAGGAGGAAGCCTTCGGTGGCCTTGCGCCCGAGACCAAGCAGCGCCTGGAAGCCATCGGCGCAAAACACTCCAAGATCAAGCTGCGGGCCAAGCCGCGCGAGTTCGATTTCGCGCCGGGCACGATCCTGCTGCGCGAATGGGGCGAGCGCGAACATCGGGTGACAGTCACCGCCGAGGGGCTGTTTGAGTACCAGGGGCGCAACTTCAGGAGCCTGACGGCGGTGGCCCGCCACATCACGGGCGCGCACTGGTCGGGGCCGCTGTTCTTTGGCCTGAGCAAGGGAGGTGCGCGATGAGCGAGATTGCCAGCACCAAGGCCCGCAAGCGCTGCGCCGTCTACTGCCGGGTGTCCTCGGATGAACGACTTGACCAGGAGTTCAACTCCATCGACGCGCAGAAGGAGGCGGGCCACGCCTACGTCGCCAGTCAGCGATCCGAGGGCTGGATTCCGGTGGCCGACGACTACGACGACCCCGGCTTCTCTGGCGGCAACACGGATCGGCCGGGGCTGAAACGCCTGATGGCGGACATCGAGCGCGGCCAGATCGACATCGTGGTGGTCTACAAGATCGACCGCCTGACGCGCAGCTTGGCCGACTTCTCCAAGATGGTTGAAGTATTCGAACGCCACGGGGTGTCCTTTGTGTCGGTCACCCAGCAGTTCAACACCACCACCTCGATGGGTCGGCTGATGCTCAACGTCCTGCTGTCCTTCGCCCAGTTTGAGCGCGAGGTCACCGGCGAGCGCATCCGCGACAAGATCGCCGCCGCCAAGCGCAAGGGGATGTGGATGGGCGGCGTCCCGCCCCTGGGTTACGACGTCGACAACCGCCTGTTGGTCATCAACGAGGCCGAGGCGGCGGTGGTGCGTCGCATCTTCGAGGAGATGCTGACCATTGGTTCTCCAACCCAGATCGCCGTCAATCTGACTGCCGACGGCATCACGACCAAGGACTGGACGACGCAGGAGGGCCAGACCCGCAGCGGCACGCGCATCGATAAGAAGTACCTGCACAAGTTGTTGCGCAACCGCATCTACCTGGGGGAGCTGTCGCACAAGGGGAACTGGTACCCCGGCGCTCACCCGCCAATCATCGACCAGGAGCTTTGGGACAAGGTTCACACGGTGCTGGCCAGGGATGGGCACGCCCGGTCGGTGGAAACCAAGATCCGGTCGCGCACCGACGCTTTGCTGCGCGGCCTGCTGTACGCCCCCTCGGGCGAACGGATGTACCCGACCTACTCGCGCAAGAACGGGCGCAAATACCACTACTACGTGTCCAAGTCGGAAAGCAGGTTCGGAGCACCCGGCAAGAGCTACGAGCGATTACCTGCGCCGGAGATCGAGGCGGCAGTGGTGGCCCAGATCCGCACCGTGCTGACCAGCCCGGAATCCATCGCATCGGTGGTGCGTCATATCCAGCGCAATGGCGGACAAGTCGATGAAGCCACCACGGTGATGGCGATGGGACGGCTCAACGACGTGTGGGATCAACTGTTCCCGCTCGAGCGCCACCGCATCGCCAACCTGATGATCGAGCGCATCGACCTCGTCCACATCGGCGAGGTTCAGGGCATCAAGGTGAAGTGGCGGGAACTGGGCTGGGACGCCCTGATCGGCGAGTTCGCCCGGAGAGGCATCGGCGCGGAACTGGTGGAGGTGGAGGCCTGA